ACGCGTAGTATTGGTATTATCGCAACTGTTTTTGATTATGCTGGTTTTAACCTTGCTGTATTTACGCCCGCAGCTAATAGATTTTTACGTTTGCCAATTGCGGCACGTTGGTATAATTCAGATATTGGTGGCGATACAACGGGCATGCGATATATTAAAGAACTTGAAATAACGTCAGCATCACAGATAGCAGCGGGGTTAAATGCTTTGACCGATGCAACGGCAACAAGTTCGCAGTTAAATCAGGCTGCAATAGCTAACGGCATATTTACGGTTAATGGTAATCAGTTGGCAATAGGTGAAGATAATTCAGTAAGAATATTATTACGTGGCGATGCGTTTATAGGTTCGGCAAATAACCCGCCAATAACAGATGTTCGAATTTTACTATTCAGAATTGACGCGGCAACAAATACGGCTGATTTTGTAACTGACTTGCAATTATCTGATGCTGTAATACCACAGGCAACACCGGGCAGCGGTCAACTAAACGGCGCTATTTATTCGCCTTCGGATTGGTTTGAAAATACACCAGCTGCCGATGATATAGAAGTACAATTTATCATTAACGGCACAATGCTTACGTTAAACGGCCAATATTACATAGTTGTAAACATTCACGATTCTGTTAACCCCAATGAAGTTACATCACATATATCGCCGCTTTTAACAGCTACTTACACGCCGCCTGCAATACCAACTATTACAGGTTATCTTAGCACTTACAATACAGAATATAGCGGTAACGAATTAACAATAGCACCGCACCAACGTATTAAAGCAAGATTAGCAATTGATAAAGCAAGCTATGTAACAGCTTTAAATGCTATTGGTTTAGTAGGTAGTTTTGATGCGAGTGTAGCGGGCATTATTTGCAGGCTTACAAATGTACCCGGCGTTATTAATCAAGTGCAAGGATTTATACCAGCAGCGCCGCCAATTACAACGGCTGACATGACTATTGTAACCAATGATGCAACCGATTTAGTTTTAGATTGTATCTTTAGAATAGCTGAAGAATACGCGGGTACATCAACTGAAATAACGTGGACTGTTAGTCTAAATCAGGTGACTACAATTGCAGGTATAACTCAATTAACGCAAATAGATTTTGTACAAAAATTAGATGTTGACGTTTTTGAAAATGATGCGATTAGCCCTAACTTAGTAAGCATTAAATTTTATGATTTAGCCGATTATATTGTAGGTATCAAAACTGAAATAATTGATATTTGCGATGCTGACCAAATAATAGCACAAGTAGAAAAAGACCCATCATTTTCAGGTTCAATAAACTTTATAGCTACTATTTACCCTGCAAGCGAAACAGGCGATACAAATAATAATGCTATTGAAGAAGAATCAAGCTGGGCGCCAATTGTAGTGCAAATGCAACAGTTAACAAGCGCTAAACTTGCTGATGTTGACGCATCTTTTGCACCATCTAATGAAGCTATTTTTAAAATAAACGTGCAGCAATTAACGCAAGGGCAGCGTTATTGGGTTACAGGTATCGCATATCAGCAAGTGCCCGATTATTGCCCAATTGGCTTAGTTGCGCTTACATCAACATCTACTTATCGTGTTGTTGGCGTGTTACCTTTGTGGACTATTACAGGTAACCCAACGGCTGTAATAGCTGAAATATTAGCGCATCCAAATTATGTAGGCGGTTTAAATGTTGTTCAAAATAACTTTGTAGATAATGCAAATAGCCCCATTGGCGTTTTAAGTTACGCGGGAAATATAGTAACTGCTATAAAGATTAGCGATACAATTCCAGTTGCTTATTATAGGTTTATAGTTGATGCTGACTTCGACCCGGGCACAGGGCCACACACAATAAGACACGAAATTTTAATGTCAGTTCCAATACCTGCGCCAAGTTTAATACCTATTGTAACTTTTGACAATAACTATAAATGTAGCGATTTAGGATAAAATTTTTTAATTTAATTTTTATTTGTATCTTTGCGAATATATGTTAGTAAATTATCCTGTTTCATATACGCCCGAAATTAGTAGGACATATTCTTTTAGGCAGCCTGTACCGATTCGGTATGCATGCCCTGTTTTGCCACCTAATTTTATGCAAAACGAAACTGATGCGTGGAACTGTAATTTATGCGGTTCTGATTTGCCGTTTTATATTCCGTATGTTGAAGGCGATATTATACCATTTCAAACACAGGTTACTGATAATTATAATCAGCCTAACAGCGTTTTGGTAGCAGGCTTTCAAACAAGCACAAGTACATCGCATTATGTTGTAGTTAGCTTATATGATTGTTGTGGTAACTTAGTATCTGAATTTATTGATGATTTTTCAGATAGTTACCACGTAGGTCAAAGCCTTTCAACGGGTAGCATTCAAACGTGGTTTGTTAATACAGGTTTGTTCCCTGCTGATTTGGATTGCTTTAGATTGTACATTAAATATTACAAAATAAATCAGATAAGTTTAGAACCTGAAATAGATAAAAAACTTTGGACAGAATATTATAAAAAGGTAGAAGGCTGCGGCAACTTAAACGACACTTCACTAATTTATAGTACTTATGCAAATTATGATTGCAACGGTAATTATTACGGAACTTTGACTAACTATTTAGGTTCTAATAATACACCGTTTTACAATTCGCTTCGTATCTTTGGAACTGTTGAGTTCTTTGGCGATACTGAAGCGATAACAGAAAATGACAGAAATGTAGTTATTAGTAAAGATATAACAGAAAATTACGGCATTATTTCGGGCGCTGTGCCACCGTTTTACATTAAGTTACTACAACAAGCTGTGAGAGGCAATTACGTAACTGTTGACGCGGTGCAATATCAAAACTTTAGATATGATTCAAAGCCTGAAGACAACCGTATGTTTTTGTTAGACCTGACATTTGACAAAAGATGTCGATTAGATAACAAACAATGTAGATGAGGTCGTAAATCATTTACAAATATTTAAAAACAAAAAACATGAATATTTCTTTTATAAATGGGTTTTTGGGCGCGTTTGGCGTTTGCCCGCCTTGCATAGATGAGGACAATGCCCCTAACTACCTTTGCGACCCTTGCGATTCAACTGTATATTCAGGTGGTATCGCTGGTTGGTTTGCAAAAAAATGTAACTACGAATTTGCCGATATTACAGATTCTACTGAATGGGAAACTGCAATAGCTGATAAAAACGTTTTTGGCCGCGTTAACGGTTCACGTATTAGCGGTGGTTTGCCTGCACCTGAATTTACTACTAAAAAACGTGGTAGCTGCGGTCAGGAGGAGGTAGTAAAACAGTCGCGTGTTGTATCACTTACCGATGCAGAAAATGACCTTACATTTACTATTGATGCGCTTTACAATTTCTTATCTAACCCTGCTAAAGCTGCTGGTTATGAATTTGGTTTTGTAACTTGCGATGGTAGATTTTTAGGTTGGTATTCAAACGTAACTGTTAGACCTTTTTATCAGATTGCAGAAACTGATGAGGATGATGCTTACTGGACCGTTGAATTTAGATACAACGAACAGTTAGGTACATTTAGCCAATTGTCATTAGACTTCTTGTTAACACTACCTTATAACGTTTGTTGGGTAACTTCAATTGTTGTAACTGGCACAGGTAACGTTACTACTGTTGCTGATGGTAACACTTTACAAATGCTTGCTGCTATTCTGCCATTAAACGCTACTGATGCTACTGTTACATGGTCTGTTGTTAACGGCACAGGTACGGCAACTATTAGCGGTGGTGGTTTGCTTACTGCTACTGCACCGGGTTTAGTTACTGTTATCGCAACAGCTAATGATGCTTCGGGCGTAACTGGTTCACTTGTAATTACAATTACACCATAGTATTTATAAGGGCGGTTATATAATGTAGCCGCCCTATTTAAAATCAAATAGAATGAACATAGAACAGTTTTACGAATTTTTAAATACTGTAAATGCTACAATACTAAATCCGCCTGTACACCCATTCAAAGCGGATTGGAAGCGTATTTATGAAAGCATTAAGCCTCACTTCTACGGTGAAGTGCCGCCCGCGTTAGATAAGGCATTCCCAAATGAAGATGAACAGATATTAAACTATCGTAAAAATACATATCAGCCTAAAACAGAATCGCCATTGGTTAAGGCAATAACCGAACTGCACAGGCTGCTAAGTTCTGCAAAACATTCTGTTAGGTTTGAAAATATGGACATGCAGCAATTCGCCGAAAATCAAAAGTTCGGCGAAAATACTTTACAGTCTTTTGTATTTTCTGTTTTTATTCCTAATCGCGTTTTAGACCCTAACGCGGTTTTACTTATCGAACCTAAAGGCGAAGGTATTGAAACCGATAACGTGCGCGTTAATGTAGATATGAAAGTAATACAGTCTGATAGGATTGTTTTTAACGACCCTGAATACAGACTTCTAATATATAAAGGCATATCAAAAAACAAATATGCTACATTAGGTATTGAAAACCCGCTATACTATCACATTGTAACTGATATGTTTTACGCACAGGCCCGCGCGTATGGTGATAAAACAATGTTTGAGGTTATCTATGAACATAACAGCGGCATAATGCCGTGGGTAACTTTAGGCGGTCGCGTTGTACCTAAATATGATAATTATGGCAATACGTTTAAGGTTTACAAATCTGATTTTAGCCCTGCAATACCGTATCTTAATGATGCTGCTATTTTTGACAATCAGCATAAATCGGTTATGCTTGCGACATGCTTCCCTATTAAATTTGTTGAAGGGGTTGATTGTAACAGTTGCAATGGTGTGGGCCGCGTACCTGACCCAAATAATTACGATAATAGCATAACTTGTAAAACATGTAGTGGTCACGGTAAAACGTTAAGCATTACGCCGTTGGCAGCGTATAACTTAAACCCTACTACATCTAAGTTTGGCGATTCAGATAAACAGCAAGTAGAACCGATACGCTATTATTCGCCCGATGTTAGCACTATTCAAGAAACTAACAAGGTAGCAACTGAAGCATTAGGCAAAGCCGAACAAGTGTTAAATATAAACCGTAGTTTAAAAGCTGCACAATCGGGCGTTGCAAAAGAATTAGACCGCGAACCTGAATATATAGAAGTTGGTAAAATTAGCGATGATGTTTACGCGCGTTATAAGGATGTTTTGCGTATTATTCAGGCCATTGTGTTTATGGATACTGAAAGCGCGATTATGGTTAACCCGCCTATCAGTTTTGACCTTAAAACCGAAACTGAACTAATGGCAGAATTTGCACTATCACAAAAAGGTTTACCAACTGCTATTAGATACGAATCATATATTAGCTATGTTGACCGCCGTTATAATTCAGATGCAATAGCGCGCCAAATAGCTACAATTTGCGCTATGTATAACAGCGCTTATCTTTATACAGTAGATGAACGTGTTAACTTGTTAGCATCTGGACAAATAACAGAAAAGGATGCAATAAGCGCGCAATTTGTTTTTGATGCTGTTACTGAATTGTATTACGATGAAGGCTTTGATATTATGAATAATGATTACACAGCTATTAAAAACGCTATTGATGCAAAGTTAGCACCGCGTTTTGATGCTGTTGCAAGTAATGTAATTCCTGAAGTTAATATGGATGAATTTAATAATTCGGATAATTCGGATGATTCAGATAATGACGAAGATAATAACGACGATAACGACGAAGATAATAACTAATGGACTTCAATAAACCCGAAAGAATTAACGACAAAGCATTAGAAATTTTACAAAAGCGGTTTGACAAAGTAGAACCGAGATTTGTAAAACAAGTAGTCGATTGGGTTAATAAGTTTAGAACAACATCAGGCAATTTAGTAAGGTCAAAAGAAAATTTAGCTCGTTTAGGTTCGTTTAAAACTGCTGTTAATAGGTTCTTAGAAAAAGCTGGTTATAATGTAATGGTATCGGGTTTTTTAGAAAACTTTGACGAAATTGGCGCCAATACACAACTTGCGCAACAAGAATTAAATGGCATTGATATAACAAAAAGTTTTTTAAACCCATTTAAGCGCTATGCTGTTAATAATGTAGTTGCGGCGATGCAAGGTCAAGGCTTAAACGTAAACCTAATAAACCCGCTTAAAAATGAATTGCTAATTGCAGTAAATCAAGGCAGCAGTTTAACAGATGTTGTTACTTCGATTGCAGGTCAATTAACAACAAGTGAAGCGCGGCAAGGCGTATTAAAAAGAATTAGTTTGCAGGCCTCACGTGACGCGTTATTACAGTATGATGGTGTAGTTAATGAAGCGGTGCGAAAAAGCTATAAGATGGATGCTTTGCTTTACGTTGGTTCTATTGTTAAAGATAGCCGCGCGCAATGTGAACGGTGGGTTAGTGAAACAAAAAACGGTAAATTAGGATTGATATTATTTGAAGATTTGCAAGATGAAATAAATTGGGCTGATAATAACGGTACAGGTATGATACCAGATACAACGCCCGAAAACTTTTGTCAAAATCGCGGCGGCTATAATTGTAGGCATATCGCTTACCCGGTAAGGTCACAAAACTATATTAAAAAATAACACATGAAAAACTTTCAAAAAATACTTAAAGACCGCGGTTATTATAGCGGTGCAATTGATGGAATAATCGGGCCGTTAAGCCTTACAGGTGCAAAGCAATGGATTGATGCAGAAATGAACATTCGCGGTTGGGTAAAACCTGTTAATGATTTAGTTTGGATTCGCACAGACCAATCATTTGATAACAAGTTTGTCGATTACGTTGTAAGATTTAATAATCGCGTGGCTGATATGATTATGCCATGTAGCACAACGCCCGGTGATTTTTACATTTTTAATCCTTTGACTGTTGGCGGCATTACAGGTGCAGCCGTTGCAGCTGAACAGCAAGTTATCGGTTCACATAAGTTTGTCACTTCGGGCACGTGGTCATCTTTATGGTTAGGTGCGCCTTATTTTTATCAAGCGGGTGCAATTGAGATTTACCGCGATGGCAACAAAGACAGAAATTTAGATAAGGCAACAAAAACTAAAGGCTGGTATGGCATAAACTTTCACCGTGGCGGCATTGGCAGCTTTGTCGATAACTGGTCGGCAGGCTGTATGGTTGTTCCCGATGCAAGATGGTTTGAGGCTATCAAAATCTTTCAGCCTAATCAGTTAATTAACTTTACACTAATAGAATTATAGCATGTTAGTAATAAAAGCAAAGCATAAAACAAACGGTACTGAATACCAATTCACGCCCGCGCAATGGTATGCAGAACAACAAACGGGAAATTATAACTACCTTGGTACTATTCACGTATCAGAACCAGCGCAACCAATTCAAAGAACAGTTACACCACCAAAACGCGGCTGCGGCTGCGCAAATAAACGTAGATAATATGGCAAGGTTTTATAAATTTGTTATTCAGCTTGAATATAATGAAGAACCACTAACACTTGAGGAACTTCAAAATGATTTTGATGAAGCTGTTAAAATTGAAGACTACAAAGCAGCGGCAAAAATCAAAAAACAAATAGATGAACATCTAAAGTCAGATAATGAAAATGATTTGATTATTGAACTTGAAGACTATTGTTATATTAACCTCGATGAAGTTGCCACGTTCTATAAATCAGAATGGGAAAGTGGCGATGAATTTACAAAGGTTATTTTAAAAAGCGGTTTTGAATTACCGCTAAGTATATCATTTGAAGAATTTACTAATTTATTTTTTAACATAAACACACGTGAAAATGCTTGACAAATTTGTAGAAAAACTTGGTATTGAACCCGAACTGATTCAGAAACTTGAATCTAACGAAATTACATTAGATGAAGCCGTAACTGGTTATGTATCTAAAATTGAACGTACTGTACAAGAACGTTTAGGCAAACAGATTGAAGAAGCTAAAAGCGCGGAACTATTTGGCGCTGCATATGCAAAAACAGAAAAACAGATTGCTGATGCTTTTGCTATTGACCTAAAAAAATATGAAGCAATAGACAAAAAAGATAGGTTTAAAACTATTGTTTCTGATTTGAAGAATAGCCAATTAGAAACGTTGGAAAAGCTAAAGCAGGAATACACTTCGGCTGATGCGCAAAAGTTGCAACAGCTAACGCAACAATTAGAATTAGCTAACGCAAAGCTAAATGAAAAAGAAATGCTAATGCAACAAGCTATTAAAGAAGAACAAGGTAAATTTCAAAGCTACATTAAGAATCAGCAAATAGATAAGGTCCGCGGTTCATTAGTTGAATCTGTAAAAAATGCACGTTTAGCACCTAAAGAAATGCGCGCAATTTTAGAAGCCGAAATACGTGAGCGCGGTTTTGATTTTGAAATTGATTCAGATAGTAACATTTGGGTTAATAAAGATGGTAACCGTGTAAAGCATCCATCTAAGCCAACTGAAAACCTAAAGTATGAAACACTATTTGAAATTATAGCAGCTGAATACAATTTTGAAAAACAAAGTAACGGCGGTCAAACAAAAAGTTTTGAAATTGATGAAAAAACAAAAAGCGGCATTCATCCAGCGCGATTAAAATACATGCAAGATAATGGCTTAATATAGTTTGTAAGTTTGGTTAAAAGTTTGTCAAGGCAGTTCGTAAGGGCTGCCTTTTTTAGTGTAAAACATTCTATAAAAAAATTATAAAATTATTTATTTTAAAACATCTTATCTTTGCAGTAACGACCTCTCACAAAATAAGGTGCTGCGGCACAGAAAAAAAACAGTACGCACGGCAGCGTGGAAAATGCCAAAACAAAAACAATTTTTTATATTATTAAATTAAAATAAATGTCAACTATAAAACTCGCTGATGCGTGGAAAATTATAGACATATCGCTAAATAATAATAGCGGCATGCGTTCTATGCCATCTCCAAACATCGGTCTTTTGCAATTGCTTGTTTCTGCTGCTAATAAGTCAGCATCTCAGGTAAAACTTGGCAACGTTCAAGCCGTTGAACAAGGTAACGGTAAAGTATACAAAGTATCGCGCCGTTTTTTCCCGCGTCTTTCTGAATCTAACGCTACTTCACTTGAATATTGCCCAACTGATGGCGATGTTGTTAAGCCGCTTTATGATGAAATTGAAATTACAAATAAAACAGTTTCTCAGAAAATTAAGATTGATGATGAACTGATTCGTTGTATTAAAGAAAGCCGTGCCGATTATCAAAACAGCTATGTTAATGAAGTTCTTAGAAACCACATTAACAAGTTAGGTAAAGAAGTTGCAACTGTTGTAGCTAACGGTGGTTTTATTGGTCAATTCGTTAAATGCGATTGCGCTTCACCTGCTGTTACTTCTAAGTCTTTGCCTTTGTTCCTTTCAAGTGGTTTAGGTATTAACCCTGTTGGTGAATCTATTTTAGATAGCGACCGCAAACAAGCTGAAATTGAACAACAAATGATTCTTATCGGTGGTACTTTGCTTGACCAATATCGTAAAGCCCGCGCAATTGCAAGCGGTAATGATAACGGTTTTGACGCTTCATTGCTTGACATTACACGTTCAATTTTCTACGATACTAACCTACCAGCTGCATTAGGTAATACCAACGAAATTATCGCAATGGCACCGGGTGCGCTTCAACTTGTAACTTACGCTAAGAATAAAGGTCAATTTACTTATGACTTTGAAGACCAAATGCGTACTACTGTTGTTGACCCTTGGTTGGGCATCGAGCATGATGTAGTAATGTCTTACGTTAAATGTAATGACGAAATTGAACTTTACATTCAATTCGCTACTAACTGGGCGGTTGTTGGTATGCCTAAATGTTGGGCCGTTAATGACTGTTTGTTTGATGGCGTTCTTGACGTATTCAAATATGAAGTTATTTGCGCTGATACAGGATATTGCGATATTGAACCAGCTTGCGGTGCTGCAGGTGCGCCTGTTGCTACTGATGCAACGTTCTGCGAATCTGCTGATGCTTGCGATGTAGCTTGTAATGCTGTATTCTATTCTAAAACAGTAACAGGTGAAGTGTTCACAGGTGATGAATTAGATGTTACTGATGCAGTTGCAATTCAAATTAACGGTTTGCCATTCTCAGTAGGTGGTTCATTTGATACAGGAACTGAAGCAGGTGCTAATGGTTTTGTTGCCGCTGCACAGGCTGCCCTTGCAAGTGTTGGTTCTATCTTTACCGTTGCAGGTGGATGGGATGGCACAGGCTTAACAATCTTTGTTTTCGGTAACAGCACCGTTACTTCGGTTGTAATTGTTTCTGCTACTGGTTCAGATGTTGCGCTTACAGTTTCTACTGAAACACTTTACAATGTTTACAGCGCTTCAACGCCTTCAACAGGTGCAAGCCTTACTAACCTTGACTGGGTTTTAGATTCAAATTCATTTGATGGTGCGCCTACTGCACAAATTTTAGGCGAAACAGGTGTATTTGGAACTTATGCTAATTTCTACACTACAAGTACTAATACAGGTGCTGCACAGCTTATCATAACTGATAGCGCTGCATGCAATGATACCTTTAACGGTACAATTTAGTTTTAATGATTCGGGGGCGGGAAACCGCCCCTTTTTAAAATATAAAACACATGGTAAACTATTCAAAAAAAATAGCACAGGCATTAACAATAATTCGCAAATATTACGGCGCTATAAATATACAGCGTACCGATAACGAAGATGTTGTTTACTTATTCGACTATACAACACAAAAGAAAACAATAGGAAGCGAAAAGATTAACAAGGCTGTTGAAAAGGCGGTAAAGCAAAATGATTTTCCTAAAGATATTTATTATTCTGAGGGCTTATTATCTGTAATTAAAATTGAAGAAAATGAAGGACAAGGACAAGGACAAGGACAATTCGAAACCATCGAAACCGAAACCAATGAAACCGTTGAAGCCAAAGAAATAATTGAAACTGAACAGCCTAAAAAACGCGGTCGTAAAAAACAAATAGATGCTGAATCTTAATACACCTAATTGCTTAGATAATTATATCATATCACTTAACGGCTGTTATCCTGAAGGTACAGTTCCGACAAGCGGTTATTATTTAGAAAATCTTGAAGGGTTAACTATAAATAATGTCGCGGCGGTTAGTAGTGAAGCATTGGTATCAGCAACGGCAACAGTTCGCGAAAAGATGTATTTTGCTGCTGATATAGTTGAAAAGCGCTTAAAGGCTGTTTTAAATGCGCGTGGCATAAAGCTAAATAGCATTGGCAGTTTATATTCTGTTTGTCAGGTTTCAAATTCTATTGATATACCCGTTGCTGTTAACCGCGGCATCAAAGTATCTAAAAAATGGATTAGTAGCCCACAAAGCCGTATTTTTGTAGATTCGGTACGTTTTAAAAGTACAGTTAACGCAAGTTCAACAATTTATGTAACTGATTATGCAGGCAATATATTATTTAGTCAGGCTGTTACTGTTTTTGCAGATACGGAAATGCACATATTTGTTAAAAAGTTTTTTAATGAAGATGTAATTTTAATTACCATAGATACTACAAATGTAGTGCCTTATCTGTACACTTGTAATGCTGCATCTAATTGTAAGCCTTGCGGCGATATGGTGCTAAATGTTGAAGGTTGGAACGGTGTTAGCGCTTCGCCTTCGGGTTATTTAGGCGCGTGTGTGCGTGTTGATTGTGTTGATACTGATATTATTTGTCAGTTTTTGGACCGTTTAGGCATGACAATTTTGTATCAAACAGGTGTGCAAATTCTTAAAGAATGGGTTAGCCCTAATAACCGTTTGAATTTAATTAAAACACACGGTAATGAGTGGGCAAATGTTAAAATAACTGAGTGGGAAAATGCCAGCATTGAAGCCTTAGATAATGAAATTGATAATATTATTCAGCTGTTAGAAACTGACCGCTTTTGTTATAGATGTGAACCACGTTTAAGAATGTACCCAATGTTTCCCGGCTAATGACAATATCTGAACGCTTAGAAATACTTGCACAGGTTGTAAATGATGAAAACACAGCACGTAGAATTTCACAGGCTGCCGCGTTTCAAGTCATTGCAGAATATAAGCAAAGGATATTTTTTAACGGTTTAGATACATCAGGCGGTGCAATAGGAACTTATAGTGTAAATCCGTTTTATATAAATCCGCTAAGCCTTACAACCGTTTCAGCGGGCGGTGTAAAACCGCAAGGTAAAAACGGTCAAAGTGTTTTTAAAAATGGCAATCCGCATAAAACAAAGTATTTAACACAAGGTTATAAAGAACTAAGAGATTTAACAGGTAGGCAATCGGGCACAGTAGATTTAAATTTTAGCGGTTCATTGTTTCAAAGTATTAAAGTAACTGAAAATGCCAGCGTTAGTGCTATAACTTATACTAATGATGAAATGGCAAATATAATGGAATTTCAAGAAGAACGTTTTGCAAAAGATATTTCAACCGTATCAGAAACAGAACGCGAAATGGGCGAAACAGCCGCACGAAATGAACTATTAGCAATTTTAGAAGAAATCGATTTACTATAATGTACGTAACACAAAACATAATAACCGAACTTATCAAACAGATTGATACTGCAATGGCAGCCGTAAATGTAAACGTTAACGGTAATGGCATAGCTGTAAAAGATACTGCGGGGCAGGTTGTTACTATAAATGTTACACAAAACGGAACACGAAACTATGTTGGCATCACAGACACCTCGGGAGCGGGCTATTATATCCGTACTAATGGTATTGTTTCGGAAACAAGAAAAGCCGCGAATACTAAGCGCGGAAGTTGTGGAATCGAATTGGATGTGCGTGTTCCATTTAAATTAGTTTTTTGGAACTTATGCGCTGACCCGCGTTTGTTATTAGATTCGGTTAAGTTTGCGCTTTACGGTGCGAATTTTAAGGGCGTACAATGGCAATACGCAATAGTTAACCCGCGTTTGTTTCCGGTTAGTAATGAAATATTGCCGTGGGTTGTTTACGCTGCTGAAACAGGCAAAGATGCAAAGACATTGCAAAGTTTAATGCAAATAGTTAGTATAGATTTTGAATTAAGATATGATTTTAGCCTTACAGAAAAATGTAAGCCGTTCACGATATGTTAAGATTCACTATGCCGCCATTTTCGCTACCTTGGGGCAATTAGTAGGGGGTTGGAATCAATACCCCCTTTTTTAGAAAATATTTAATTTTATATATATGGCTTGTTGTAATTGTTGTGAAAATACGTTAAATTTGGGCTGTCTTAACAGTTGTGATGCTGTATTTGATACGGGTATTGTTGCAGATGCTTTAACGGAAGGCGTTTGGGTTTTTCAACTTAGTTTTGGTAGTGTTTCTCTTTATTATAGTGTGGATGTTTTAGATGGCGAAACAGTTATTTTTACAATGACAAACCTTAACGAAAATTACACATATACTGGCCAGATAATTGACCCTAACGGTGAGGTAGTTAATATTGAAGTTAACGGCATAGAATACGATTGTATTGAATTTAGCACTAAAGTAGGATTATCAAATAATCAAATAAACTTATAAAAAATGATAGACATAGTAAAACTCGCAAATGGTAATGTCGCTTTGTATGATACAGCAAGCGGTGATTTTTTAAGCAGTTTAAGTCCTGATATTGTAGAAATACAATGTAATATAAACGGAACTGTTAAAGTTATTCAAGATAACGGAAATGTTGAATACTTTGACCCTGCAAACATTTCTAATACACAGGTTTTGCCAGCTGCTGCAATTGCTTTTTCAGGTAATTGCGCCGACCTTGCTTTACTACTAAGCACTGATTTTTTTTTTGTAGTTAGTGGTGGCGGTGTTAGTGATTTAGCTACGGTTTTAGCAGCGGGCAATAGTGCGGGTGCGAACGATATTGACATGAACAATAACGATTTGTTAAATGTCGGTTTGATAAATGGTGTTGCTTTTCCTCAAACGCTACCTATCGAAATACAACTCGCTGCATCTGATGAAACAACAGCATTAACTGCGGGCACTAATAAAGTTACATTTAGGCTGCCAGTTGCATTTACGCTTACGGCTGTTCGTGCATCGCTTACAACGGCACAGGCATCTGGTTCAATATTTACCGTTGACATAAACCAAAGCGGTTCATCTGTACTTGGCACTAAGCTAACAATTGACAATACAGAAAAAACAAGCACAACGGCTGCAACGCCTGCAACTATTACAACAAGTGCCTTAACAGATGATGCCGAAATAACAATTGATATTGACCAAATCGGAGATGGTACTGCAAAAGGTTTAAAAATTACTTTAATTGGAACAAGATGATTATAAATCCTTACGTTTTTGGTGCTGCTTTCGACCCTGATGCTCAGGCATTCATTACGGCAGCAGGCATTACAGATAACACGCAAAAGACTGCAATCAATACCTTAGTAGTTGATATGAAAGGCTATGGTATTTGGACTAAGATGAAAGCGATATATCCAATGGTTGGAGGTACTGCTACAACTCATAAGTGGAATTTAAAAGACCCACAAGATACTAATGCAGCATTTAGGCTTGTTTTTTTTGGAGGTATGACTCATAGTGCAAATGGTATACAAGGAAATGGAACAAATAGTTATGCAAATACTTTTTTAAATCCAGGTTCAATGACTAATAATAATCATATGTCGATTTATATTAGAACAAATGTCGATGAATTAAAAGAAGACATAGGAAATTTTAGTGGTGGCACAGCAGGGTTTGGTATTGATTCAAGAATTTCAAATATTGCATATTACACAAATCATTCATCAGCTGGTGGTCAATATGTAAGTTTTATAAATGCTGATTCAAGAGGTTTGCATATTAACACAAGAAATTCATCATCAAATCATAAAGGGTTTTTAAACGGTATTTTAAAAGGTACAAACACATCTGCTGGAACAACATCAGTAAATTTTGATGTTTATGTTGGTGCAAGAAATAATAGTGGTTCAGCTCAAATATTTTCATCAAAACAATTTGCTTTCGCATCTATCGGTGACGGCTTAACAGATACAGAAGCAGGTAATTTTTACACAGCCGTGCAGGCATTTAACACAACTTTAGGTAGACAAGTATGATACAAGTAGGACTTTTAACAGAATCGCAAAAAAATGAGCTTGTCGGTCAGCTTTACGATGAGGACAGCTATTTTAACCCTATTCAGGACATTGAAGACCAATGGATAATTTCTGTTGAAGAGATGGAATTTTGTGTTAATCCTGAGTTTCAATGGGTAAAAACCTTACCTTTGATAGACTATAAACCTAAACCATCGCCACCATTCCCGCCTTTATAATGCTATCACTTATAACACTATCAATTTTTGCAGCCTTTGCAATTAAGTTTTTGCATTATTGCATTGGTTCACCTGTGCAGGGCGAATACTATACAGGGCGTATATTTTCCGCTTACGGTAATTTTATTTCTAAACTATACTTAGACTTTGAAGCAAAAGAAAAAAACCGCGTGTGGGCAAAATATAACGCGTGGAAGCAAAAACGCGATAAGGAACTAAACGAAGAACTGCAAAACAAAACAGCTAATGAAGCTGATACTATTTATAAAGACTATTTGCAGCAAATTCAACACGTTTATAATGATGTCGAAAACAATATGAAAAATAACCCGTGGTCAATGCTTGGCGCCTGCCCTATCTGTTTTGGTACATGGGTTTCACTATTTACATTTACATTCTTTGTTATATTTGTTCCCCTGCCGTGGTGGTTTATCTTTATTGGTACGCCCGCCGCGGTTATTATTTCACGT